AGCAGGCATTGCAGGAGGTGGCCATCGGCGGTGATGAGCATGTGAAGCTGACGCGCCTTGCCCTTGCCCTGGCCCGTTCGCTGTCGGTGCATGTCACGGCCACAGCAGGCCGCGCCGCCGACATGGTAAACGCTTCCACGGCAGAACGCTCCGCCCGCCAGGACGATGGCGACGAGCTGATCCCCCGGCTGCGCGCCGTATGACCCGCGCCGCCCGCATCATCAAGTTCATCGAGGCGTACTGTGTCACGCCCGAGGGCGCGGACGTGGGCAAGCCGCTGCGCCTGGCCGAGTTCCAAAAGGACTTCCTGCGCGCCGTGTACGACAACCCCGCAGGCACGCGCCGCGCCATCCTGAGCATTGCGCGCAAGAACGGCAAGAGCGGGCTGATTGCTGGCCTGCTGCTGGCGCACCTGGTGGGCCCCGAGGCCAAGCAAAACAGCCAAATCGTGTCGGGTGCCATGAGCCGGGATCAAGCCGCCCTGGTGTTCTCGCTGGCCTGCAAGATGATCCAGCAAAGCCCGAAGCTGTCGCCCCTGGTGCGGATCGTCCCATCGGGAAAGCGCCTGATCGGCCTGCCCATGAACGTGGAATATCGCGCCCTGGCAGCCGAGGGCAAGACGGCGCACGGCCTGTCCCCGGTACTGGCCATCCTCGATGAAATCGGCCAGGTGCGTGGCCCGCAGTCGGACTTCATCGACGCGATAACCACCAGCCAGGGGGCTCATGCCGAGCCGCTGCTGATCGCCATATCGACGCAAGCGGCGAACGATGCCGACTTGCTTTCAACGTGGATTGACGATGCCAAGGCCAGCCAAGACCCGCGCATTGTCTGCCGCGTGTACGAAGCACCAGCCGGTTGCGACCTGCAGGACACCGAAGCATGGAAGGCAGCCAATCCCGCCCTGGGCCTGTTCCGCTCCGAAGATGACCTGCGCGCGCAACTGAGCCAGGCGCAGCGTATGCCGAGCATGGAGAACAGCGCCCGCAACCTGCTGCTGAACCAGCGCGTTTCGACCGACGCGCCCTTCATATCGCCGGACGTTTGGAAGGCGTGCAGCACCAAAGCAGATTTGCTTTCGTGTGACGGCCCGGTGTTCGCCGGCCTGGACTTGTCGGCACGTACCGACCTCACGGCGCTGGTGATCGTCGGCCAGGTGGATGGCGTGTGGCAGGTGCAGGCGCATTTCTGGACACCCGAGCAGGGCCTGCACGACCGCGCCCGCCGCGACCGCGCCCCCTATGACGTGTGGGTGAAGCAAGGCGTTCTACGGACGACGCCAGGCGCCACCGTGGACTATGAGCATGTCGCGTCTGACATGCTGGAGATCCTCGCTGACCTCGACGTCCAAGCCATCGCCTATGACCGCTGGCGCATCGACCTCATGCGCCGGGAGCTGGACAAGCTGGGTGCCGAGCTGCCGCTGGTGGAGTGGGGCCAGGGCTACAAGGATATGGCCCCGGCTTTGGATGCCCTGGAGGCCGAATTGCTCAATGCCCGCATCGCCCACGGCATGCATCCCGTCTTGACCATGTGCGCGGCAAACGCCACCGTCACCAAAGACCCGACCGGCGCCAGGAAGCTCGACAAGAGCCGCGCCACGGGCCGTATCGACGGCATGCAGGCCCTGGCCATGGCCATGGGCGCGGCATCGAGGGCAACGGAATCTCAATCCGTTGGTTTTGATTCCTTCACCTTTGTATAGCCCAGCCTGGGGGCGCCGCAAGGCATAGCCAGGACGCCTGTTAGTCGGTGAGTGAGGCGTGTAGAAAAACCCCGACAGCCTGCGGCGCGGACTGCGCGGACATTGGCCCACGTTGACCCTTTCACCGTGCGCGGCAGGCACCTATTCAAACCCATTTGAAAGATTCAAATGCTGACACTGCAAGACGCCAAAGAACATCTTCGCGTGGATGACTACTGCGAGGACATGCTGATTGCCCGCCTGATCGACGCTGCGCAGGCCGCCGTGGCCGACTACCTGGGCGCCGAGGAACTGCCTGACGCCATGCCCGTGCATGCGGCCTGCTTGATGTTGGTGGGCTCGCTGTACGCGAACCGGGAGACTTTGAGCGAGCGCCCGCTGAGTGAGAACCGGCTGTACGAGCGCCTGCTGGCCCCGTACCGAAAGTACGCCTGAGCCATCGCAAAACACGACTTGCGCTATTGATTGCAGCGTGATAGGAATTTAACGCAAAGAATGTAAATTGTTGATATACAAGCGATTGCAGCTATGAAATTTAAGTGCTTACACTAAATTCGCATTCAGCGGGTATTTCCAATGTGCGATGACTGGAGCGAAAAATGAGGGCCGGACGTCTTGACCAGCGCGTGACCGTGGAGCAGCTTGTGACGATTGGGGATAGCTGGGGCGGCACCGTAGAGGCCTGGGCGCCGCTCATGACGGTATGGGCCGCTGTGGAGCCGCTGGTGGGCCGGGAGTACCTGGCAGCGCAGGCCGCGCAGTCCGAGGTGACGGCGCGCGTGACCATGCGCTACCGGACTGGCATCACGGCGCAGGATCGGGTGATCCATGATGGCAAGACCTACGGCATCGTGAGCGTGATCGACGTGCGCAGCCAGGGCCGGGAGTTGGTGTTGATGTGCAAGGCCGTGGGGTGATCTGCTACCCTGTTTCGAGTTTTCGCAAAACGCCGGAATAGAACCGATGGCGATGGGGAAAAGGCGGGGGTAAAAAATAAAACGAATTGCTGAAAACACGCAGCCATGCGGCATAGAAGCAACAGTTCGATTCCCTTCACCCTCCATAGCACCTTCCTGCCTTTGTCTGCAGGGCCCCCCTCTCCCAAACCGGCTCAGCCAAGACTCGCCAGTGCACGCAGCTGCAGGCGGCTTGCAAAATCGCGCGCCTGGCCCGTCACTGGATCTGTGAATGACAGGGTGCGCGCCAGCAGCTGCAGCGGGTTCGAATAATCACCTTCGGGCGGGTCGTTCACCTCAGGATAGAAGCCATCACCGCACAGGGGCAGGCCCAGCGCCGCCATGTGCACGCGCAGCTGGTGGCGCTTGCCGGTGATGGGCTCCAGGCGATAGCGGGCCCACGGCCCCTCCTGCTCCACGACGGTCATGGCAGTGATGGCGTTGGGCGTGCCCGGCACCTCTTGCATGCGAAAGAAATGGCCGAGCTCCTCCAGGCGACTTTCGTGCACCCGTGGCAGCGGCAGGTCTGCCCGCCAGGGGGCGACGGCCTCGTACACCTTGCGCACCGCGCGCTCCCGGAACAAGGCCTGATACATGCCACGCGTGGCCCGCTGCACCGAGAACAGCACCAGCCCTGCGGTATCGCGGTCGATGCGGTGCACGGGCGAGAGTTCGGGCAGGCCCAGGCGGCGCTTCAGGCGCACCAACAGGGTTTGCTGCAGGTAGCGGCCGGCGGGTACCACCGGCAGGAAATGCGGTTTGTCGGCCACCAGGATGTGTTCGTCCTGGTAGAGCACCGTCTCTTCAAACGGGATGGGTGTTTCGCTGGGCAGTTCGCGATAGTAGTAGTAGCGCAAACCCGGCGTGCAGGGGCTTTGCGCGGTGGCGGCAACGCCTTGCTCGTCAACCACTTCGCCGGCACCAAGCCGGCGCAGCCAATCTGCGCGCGAGACGGCTGGCAGGCGCTGCACCAGAAAGTCCAGCAACAGCCCATGCACGATCGAAGGCAGCACCACGCAACTGGGATTCACGCCATCGCGCATGGGCAGCACGCGGGGGTCGTGCCGGTTGTGCATGTCAATTCCGAGTGGGCACGGTCACCTGTATGCAAAGCCCCTGGCCCTGCAGGCCGGGCAGCAGCTGCAGCCGCCCGCCGGCCTTGGCGGCGCGCTGGCGCATGCCGGCCAGGCCATGGCCGGCGTCCTGTCCGTTGAGCGCCGCGGCCGGAAGGCCCTTGCCGTTGTCACTGACCTGCAGCTGCCAGGCGCCGCCTGCGCCATCCTGCACATGCTGCAGCGCTATGGCCACGGCCGTGGCACCCGAATGCTGCAGCACGTTGCTCACGGCCTCTTGCACGATGGCGGTGAGTTCGCGCGCCGGCGCGCCCATGGGCATGGCGGCAGCGCCCGCGAAGGCCACGTCCCACTGCAGCGTGATGCCACGCTGGTTCAGCGATGGCTGAATGCGGTGGCGCAGGCGGGCCAGTCGGTCGATGAGAGCGTCGTCATCCCCGTCCATGGAATCGACCAGCAGGCGCACGTCCAGCAGGCAGTGCTCCAGCGCCTTGGCCAGCGGCTGCATGCTTGGGTTGTGTGCATCCACCATGGCCATGGCATGTACCAGCTGCGAGCCGACCTGATCATGCAGATCGCGCGCAATGCGCTGGCGCTCCTGCCTGAGCTCATGGCTGGGACGCGCGCTGCGCCGGGGCCGCCATTGCAGTGCCCGCGGCAGCTGCAGCAGGATCAGCACGCCCAGCAGAATGGTCGTCACCAGATTGAAAAGCAGCCAGTAGTGACTTGCACCCGAAGGCAGGTTGGTGAAGACCAGGAGCAGGTTGGCACACAGCTGTATGAACCAAAGCGCGGCGCAGGCCAATGCATACGCCGGCGGGCGGGTGCGAAACATGATGTCCCTCTAATCTATGCACCCACAAGGCACCCGCGCCTTGTAACTGCCTTGACCGCGAAAGTTGGCCACAAAATGCAACGTGTGCGAGGTACCTGCCGACACCCGAGGGGTGGGTTTCCTCTCACGCTCTCAGAACAGGCCCCGCAGCGAGGCAAAGCGCACCGCCTGGGCGCGGGTGCGCACCTGCAGCTTGCGGTAGATGTTCTTGATGTGCGTGTTCACCGTCAGGGCGCTGATCTGCAGCTGGGTGCCGATCTCGGCACTGGTGTAGCCGCTGGCAACCATGCGCAGCACCTCTTTTTCGCGCTGCGACAGGCGCTCTGGCTCGTGCTCTGCAGTGGCCTGCACAGGTGCCTGCGCTTCGGGTGCTGCGGCTGCTGGCGCCGCGGGCGCGCCATGGTCAAAGCGCTGCAGCAGCCGGCGCGCCAGATTGGGCGTGATGGACGCGCCGCCATTGGCCACCTGCAGCACCGCCTGGGGGTAGTTGCCGAACCACGAATTCTTGACGAGATAGCCGGTGGCGCCAAGCTCAAAGGCATGCAACACCTGGTCGTCGTTTTCCATGATGGAGATGACGATGGCTTCGGCGGACGGCCGATTGGATTTCAGGTAGTCGATGAGCTCGAAGCCCTCGCCATCGCCCAGGTTCAGATCCACCAGCAGCACGTCGAATTCATGCTGCTTGATGGCCTTGCGCCCTTCGCGCACGCTGCCGGCCTGGGCCACCAGCATGGTGCGCTCATCGGCCATGAGCTCCTGGGCAATGACGCGCCGCATGTGCGGATCGTCATCGACGAGCAGCACGCGCACCGGCTTTTCGACCTGGCCGGTCATGAAGTCCGGCCACATGGACGGTGGGCTTTGGTGTACGGCAAACTGGCCCGCGCCTGGCTGGCTCGCCTCGGCAGAAGAGGTCGTTTGCGCGGCGTTGGCTTCATTCGAATTCAGCATGCTGTGCTCCAGGCAGTGGTTCTTGCGGGCAAACACCAACGGAAATTTTGGTATCCAAAAGCTCAGACAGAGCTTGGTGAAATAACTGGAAAGTTACACCGAAATACGCTGATTTACGGCATAAAACTTTTTCAAGTTACCAGATTAACTTTCTGAAACTATTGTAGTGCGAAAGTCGGAAGAAATCTCAGTGGAAATCTCGACTGCCGCCCAGCGCCTGCGCCAATCGCCCCAGCAGCGGGCTGAGATCCTTGAAGCGCTGCCCGATCAGGTGGCGTACTGCCATGCCGGCATCCGGCGCATCCGAGCATTGCCACACGCCCTCCACGGCCAGCAGCCTGGCGCGCATGAGCGCGTCGCGCCAGCGCTCGAGCTGCGCGGGCCAGACGATGACGTTGACCGGGCCGGTCTCGTCCTCCAGCGTGACGAACATCGTGCCCTGGGCCGTGCCGGGCCGCTGGCGCACGGTGACGATGCCGCAGGCACGCACACGCCGCCCCCGGGGTATGTCGCGCAGTTGCAACGCCGTGGCGATGCGCCAGCGCGCCAGGTGCGCACGCAGCAGCGCCAGCGGGTGGCGGCGCAGGGTCAGGCCGGTGGCTGCGTAGTCGAAAAGAATGTCCTCGCCCTCGGGCGCGGCCGGCAGTTGCAGGGCTTCTTCGTGCACGGGCGCCTGCTGTAGCAATGGCAATGCATGTAGCTGTGCGGCAGCATCCCACATCTGCTGGCGGCGGTGGCCCGACAGCGCGCGTAGTGCATCGGCCGCGGCCAGGGCCTGCAGATCCTGCCGGTCGAGCCGCGCGCGCAGGGCCAGGTCTTCGGTGCTGGCAAAGGGGCCGTCGTGGCGCGCATGCACCAGCCGCCGGGCCGCGTCCTGGCGCAGGCCGGCCACCAGCCGCAAGCCCAGGCGTACGGCGGGCTGGGGCAGTTGCACGCCATGCACGGGTGCCAGCGGTTCTTCCAGCGTGCAGTCCCAGTCGCTCGCCGTCACGGCTATGGGCAGCACACGCACACCGTGGCGGCGCGCGTCCTGCACCAGCTGAGACGGAGCGTAAAAGCCCATGGGCTGGGAGTTGAGCAGCGCCGCCAGAAAGCAGGCCGGCTCGTGGCGCTTGAGCCAGCTGCTGGCGTAGGCCAGCAGGGCGAAGCTGTAGGCGTGGCTTTCGGGGAAGCCGTATTCGCCAAAGCCCAGGATCTGCTGGAACAGGCGGTCGGCAAACTCCTGCGGATAGCCGCGTAGCAGCAGGCCGCGCTTGAAGCGCTCCTCGAACTGGTGCACGCCGCCCACGCGTTTCCATGCGGCCATGGAGCGGCGCAGCGCATCGGCCTCGCCCGGCGTGAAGCCCGCGCCGGCGATGGCGACCTGCATCACCTGCTCCTGGAAGATGGGCACGCCCAGCGTGCGCGCCAGCGCCTCGGCCAGCTGTGGGTATTCCAGCGGGAAGGGCTCGCCAGGCCCCAGCCAGCGCTGGCGCTCACGCGCCCGCAGGTAGGGGTGGACCATGCCGCCCTGGATCGGGCCGGGCCGCACGATGGCCACCTGCACCACCAGGTCGTAGAAGCTGCGCGGCTGCAGGCGCGGCAGCATGCTCATCTGCGCGCGGCTCTCAATCTGGAACACGCCCACGGTGTCGGCGCGGCAGACCATGTCGTAGGTGGCGGGGTCTTCCTGCGGAATATCGGCCAGGCCCCAGGGCTCGCCGCGCAGCAGGGCACGGGCATCCAGGCAGCGGCGCAGGGCGCTGAGCATGCCCAGCGCCAGCACGTCCACCTTCAAGAGGCCCATGGCGTCCAGGTCGTCCTTGTCCCACTGGATGATGGAGCGCCCCGGCATGGCCGCGGGCTCCACCGGCACCAGGCGCGTGAGCTTGCCCTGGGTCAGCACGAAGCCGCCCACATGCTGGCTCAGGTGGCGCGGAAAGCCGCGCAGCCGACGCGTGAGCTCCAGCCACAGCGCGGCCTGGTGGGCGGGCAAGTCTTCGCCCAGGCTGGCGGCCAGGGCCTGCAAATGATCCACGGCCAGCACGTCGTCGAACCAGTGGTGATCCTTGGCAAAGGCATCCACCAGGGCCGGCGCCAGGCCCAGGGCCTTGCCCACATCGCGCAGGGCGCTGCGCGTGCGGTAGCTGATGACCACGGCCGTGAGGGCGGCGCGCTCGCGCCCGTATTTGGCGTAGATGTACTGGATGACCACCTCGCGCCGCTCGTGCTCGAAGTCCACGTCGATGTCGGGCGGCTCGCTGCGCTCCTTGCTGATGAAGCGCTCGAACAGCAGGTGTGCGTGCTGCGGATCGACGGCCGTGATGCCCAGGCAGTAGCAGACCACCGAATTGGCCGCCGACCCCCTGCCCTGGCAAAGGATGCCCTGGCTGCGCGCGTAGCGCACAATGTCGTGCACGGTCAGGAAGTACATCTCGTAGCCGCAGTCGGCAATCAAGTCCAGCTCCTTGCCGATCTGCGCCTGCACCCGCTCGGGCACGCCGGCGGGGTAGCGGGCGTGCGCGCCCTCCCAGGTCAGCCAGGCCAGGGTCTGCTGCGCCGTCATGCCGGGCAGCACGGTCTCCAGCGGGTAGCGGTAGCTGATTTCATCCAGGCTGAAACGGCAGCGCGCCGCCACGGTCAGCGTGGCCGCCAGCAGTTCGGGCGGGTACAGGCCGGCGAGTTGGCTGCGCGGGCGCAGGCGCTTCTCGGCATGGGGCTGCAGCGCAAAACCGCAATCGGCCAGGCTGCGGCCCAGGCCCACGGCGGTGATCACGTCCTGCAGCGGCTTGGCCGCGCGCGCATGCAGGTGCACGTCGCCCGCGGCCACCAGCGGCAGGCCCAGGCGCGCGCCGGCCTGCGTGAGCGTGCCCAGCCACAGGCCATCGTCCAGCGCCAGGTGCAGTTCCACGGCCAGCCAGCATTTGTAACAAAATAGGCCTCTAGCGATTTCCAGACAAGCGCTAATAGCTATCAAATCAGAAGCATCTGTAAAAACCTCGCGGCGCGGCGCCAGCAGCAGTTCGCAGCCGCGCAGCAGCGCCCAGGGCGACTGCGCATCCACCCGGTAGCCGCCTTTGGCGGCACACGCGCGCGCGGCGCTGATGAATTCGCACAGGTCGCCCCAGCCCTGCAGGTCACGCGCCAGGGCCACGATGCGCAGCTCGCCCCACAGGAATTCGCTGCCCACGATGAGCGGCAGGCCCAGCTGCCGGGCCGCCACATGGGCGCGCACCACGCCGGCCACCGAGCATTCGTCGGTCAGCGCCAGGGCGCTGTAGCCCAGGGCGTGGGCGCGTTCAACCAGCTCCTGCGGGTGCGATGCGCCACGCTGGAAGCTGAAGTTGCTCAGCGCGTGCAGCTCGGCGTAGTCGGGTAGCATGATCCTAGTGTAGTGTTCGATTCTTGATTGAACTTAAAAAGTCGGCTGGTATCCCATGCTCAACTGGAGCTTGAAAGGGAGCCAATCCATGCGAGTTGCGCCAAAGATCGAATTGACGGATGAAGAGCGTG